TGCGTCTGTCGCATAGACGAGGCTGCCGATGTCTGGGTGTTGGACGTAAAAACCATAGCACGGACATTCCGTCCCATCGCCATTCCCGTGAAGCCACTTACCGTCCTTATCCCGATTCGGAAAAGCCTGTATTATAAATCCGGCGCCGCCTTGCAAATCCATATATTTCATGCCGTCATATGGCTTAAATACCGGAATACCAGCGTTTTTATACTCTTTGACATGACCAGCGTGATCCTGGTGCCCGTGGGTGCATAATACCCCAACAATCTTTGAAATATTGAAATTCAATGCAATTTTAACCTCTTTAAAAGGCAGTCCGGCTTCGATAATCAATACTTCTGTATTGTTTTCCAATATGTAGCAGTTACCTGCTGATGAAGATCCTAATACTTTAAGTCTCAATTTTCTTTCTCACCCCCTTTGCAATTCTTGAAACTTGCGATTGCGATATGCCTATAATCTGTGATATTTCAAGTTGCGTTTTGCCATTAAGCATTAGGTCGACAATTTTTTGTTCTCTTGTTGTCAAACTGGAAATCACTTGACCTGCATCCATATCGGCAATAACCTCTTCTTCAAACGCTATTCCGTCTGATATCAAATCTGAATAGGAAACCTCTTCTTCATTCCTAAGATTTACTTTATCATCAAGTGAAAATGCAACATCAATTCTCTTTTTTCTAAAAGTCATAAGTATTTCATTTCTTACAATTCTCATTGCATATGTTGAAAATTTATAACCTTTTTCTTCATCAAATGTGTTTACTGATTTTAACAATCCCACTATTCCAATTGCATACAAATCGTCATCATATACCGAAAGGTTCAGTGATTTTAACACCTTTCCAACAATGCCGATATTTCCAAGTATCACTTGCTCTTTTGAAAACTCCGAATGCTCGCTCTGCCACATTTTCATTGCTGTATCTCTGTCAAGTTTTGCTTTTGGAAGATTCATAGACTAATCCTCAAACGGTGCCTTGTCGTTATCCTGTGCTGGATCTACAATCTGCGGGTTCTCAACAGTTTCTGCCATCTCTGGCTCATTTATTGGAAAATCTTCGCTGTTGGCATTCTCAGCAATTTCTTCCTGGACCTGCTGATAGGTATCGTCCATTTGAATAAGCGACTGCGAAGCCAATGAGTTGAAATTCTTTGGGTATTTCTTGATTGCATTATTCCGCATTTTACGGACAATCATTGCTTCTGGTGTATCGAGCCATGCTGCAGAGATATAAGGTTTTGCAGCTTTGCACGAGAGCATATCTTCGATTGTTTCACACGCTCTTAAGGCATCTAAAATCTCGTTTTTCCTTGCCTTAATATCTGCCTTCTGCTGATCTGTAGCCTTGTATCTGTCCTTGCAGATGCCAAATGTCTCATTCATCATGCTGTTGCGAACATGCGCCAGCAGATTTGTTTTAACACTCTCTCGTTCTGCAATCAGATACTGTACTTTTCCATCTGTCATTTCTACCGGATAAACAACTCGGATAACCTTGGTGGACTCTCCTTTTTCTTCCCATTCCGGCGGCGTAAGTTCCATTCCTTTATGTTTTGGATAGGTAAATTCATCCCCCTCTTTTACAAGCCATACCGGATGCACCTTTTTGACATCAACTCCAAACTGCCGGAGAATGGCATCGTTGCCGTCTCCCTCAATGCCGAGTTCCACTTCCTTAATCCAGTTACCGTTAACGTCCTGCTTGCTCCTTAACTGAAAGTAGCACTCTCTCGGTACCGCATTGGCATTCAGTTTAAGGCTTGCCACCTGCCCGATAACCTGTCTTAGATTTGAGCCCTGTAAATTCTCCATGGCCTGTTTATTTGACGTCACAACACCGTAG